TCTGTTGTCGTACTAAGTGTGTTGGAACTTAATACCGTGTCACCTTCTTGATCCCATGTTTCGGTGGCTTCGTCATACCAATAAACAGGGGGAGGCGGTGGCGGTGGTAACTCTGGTTCTGGTTCTGGTTCTATCTCTTCAATAGGCAACTCCTCTTCATCCACTTGCTCTTCATCCACTTCCGTTTCTGGAGGTAAATCTGGCTCGGATTCAGGTTCTTCGTCACTTATACCTTCTGATTCTTCTGGTTCTATCCCCTCTTCAATGTCAGTTTCCCAGTCTTGGTCGTCTAGGTCGCCTTCCCAGTCGTCTTCTTCGTAGTATTCGTCCCAGTCTTCTTCAGTCCAGCCAAGAGTTGTGGTTGGGTGTGGGCCCCATTCTTCTTCGTCCCATTCTTCTTCGTCTATGTCTAGCAACCACCCAAGATCCAGTTCTGGGAATACGTCTTCTTCTTCGTTTTCTTCTATCCATTCCTCTGTCCATTCGTCTTCCCATTCCATGTCTTCTGGCCAGAACTCTTCTTCCCATTCATCCCACTCTTCTTCCGTGTCAAGGAAGGGGTCTACCTCCCAAACTTCAATCTCAAGTTCTTCAAAGTCTTCTAACCCGAGATCAAATATGAAGTCCTCATCTGGCAGTTCTTCCCATTCGACTTCGATCTCTTCTTCTTCCCACGTTTGTTCCATAGGAGGGCGGTTTTCCCAGAGAGGTTCTTCGTCTTCCCATTCGTCCATCTCGAAGGGGTTGAATGGTTCTTCTTCTAATTCAAATTCTGGTTCTTCCCATTCGTCTTCCCACTCCTCTTCCATGGTTTCGAACCACTCTTCGTCTTCCCACTCTTCAAACCACTCTTCGTCTTCCCAGTCCTCTACCCATTCTTCTTCTGGAACCCAGGCTTCTTCTTCAAACCAGTCGTCGATGTCTTCAACTTCAGCGAAGAAGGTGATTTGTGTTTCAAATTCTTCCTCAAACCATTCGTCGTCGTATTCGACTTCATCCCAGATTTCATCTTCCCAATATTCCTCATCGACTGCTTCTAGGATTTCTCGGAGATCGAGAACTTCTTCGATCTCGTCTTCCCATTCCATTTCCCATTCTTCACGTTCCAGGATTTCTTCTGTGTAAGATTCACCCAGCACTTCTTCGAGGTTGTCGTCGATGATTGCTTGGTAGTACTCAGCGTCGCTGGCCACCCATGCTTCGACTTCCTCTTCTTCGAGGGTTACTTCGCCTGCTTCTTCATCAAAGATGACTTGGATAGTTACTGGCGCTATTTCCTCTTCTGGTTCTTCTGGTAATGGTGGGGTACCCCCTTCTGGTGGGGTAACCCCCTGGTCTTCTGGTTCTTCTTCCTCTACTAGATAATCGCTTAGATCAACTTCGACTTCGGCTACGACTTCCCCTGTGTCATCTTCGATAGCAATATCAAGCATCGTTGGAGGGGGGACTTGAGTGCCCCCGTCCGTGTCTGGCAATGGTTCAGGGTCTGGGGCGATAACCACTTCAATGGCTTGCCCTTCACTTAGAGGTATCTCCACCTGTAAGGAGTCAATGGCGATGGCTACCGTTGCGTCTTCTACTTCTGCTATCTCAATACCAGTATCTGAAAAAGAGATAAGTGAGGCAGTTGGTATCTCTGGTTCAGTTTGGAGGGGGGACATTGGGGCCCCCGTCCCTTCCACTGGTTCAGGTTCTTCCTGTATTGCCGCTTCAATTTGAATTGATTTTTCTTCGTTTAAAAGAAGTAAGGAATACTGTTGTTGGTCTTCCGGTTCATCTATACTTTCTTCCGCCTGCTCTGACTGCTGCGTCTCTAACCCCTCTGATTCGCCGGTCGGGGCAGGCAACTTAATTTCTTCCACATTCGCATCAAATGTCTCTATACCGGGTGGAAGGAAAACTAATACAGGATCTGCTGTGGATGGACCTGATATGAGATATCGGTATGTCGCTCCAGGTATTTCATTAACGAACTTGCCGTCGTAGTAACCAAGACGTTGCCCGCTCTCGGTTTCAATCTTTATAGACATTTGCTTGCTGCCTGAAGAAGCGACAGTAAGCATTGTTCCGCTTTCAGATTCCCCATCAGACGGACAGAATGAGCACGTGAAAGGCCCTGAACGGGAACGCATAGGGGTGAGTTCCATAGTGCCCGTGCTTCCGCTCCATGCGGTTGCTGCTTCGGTCGGGTTAGTCGCCGCTAGGGCGTATGTCCAACCGTCACCACCTACGTCTATCCAGCGTTCTTCTGTTGGCCAGTTGGAGTCATAGATGTATATGCGATATCCACCCTCGACCTCTTCAACCCTGTATGGGGTTACTGCGTGTCCACCCTCATCAGAGTAAATCCCAATTGTGTATCCCGTGGATGGTTGGCCTTTTTCTGCTGCTTCAAAGTCTCGCAACAGAACTTCCGCTAATTGGGCGGGGTGTCTCTGTAGGTAGGAGGATGCTTCCTCTTGAACTTCAATCGCGAACTGAGTGACATACCAATAAACCAACTCTGACAACAAAGCGGGATCTTCTTTGACCAACGCAGCAACAGTGTTGGCGTTTTGGAAACCAGCGAGAGTCTTAGCGTCTCCTGCCAGTCTCAGGCTCAGTACAGCCAACCCTTCACAAAGCCCACCCTTCATTGAGCGGTTTGCCTGTGAGATCAACTGAAGAATTACAGGGTAAGGGGTGCATTGACTATCAGTCACATCAGAACAAACCTGCGTATCCCCGTAAAGACGCCTAGCCATATTTACTGTTAAGTCGGCTGGGGCTTCTCCACCACCAAAGTTCTCAAAAGAAAATGCGTCCTTGGTGGGTGCATAGTTAAGTGAATGATCGCTAAAAGGTTCAGTTAAGTCTTGAACAATCTCAATTTTGGGCGCAGAAGTTTCTGGGGGTGTTTCGTGCCTTCCTTCCTGACTGCTTCCACTTGAGCAACCGGCTGCGAATAACGCCCCGGCGCACAAGTACGCCAGGAGCCGTTTCACTGCTTACTACGTCTACGCTTAGTCTGATACCAGATCAACAGTCCTATTAGGGCTGCGATTGCGGCTGCACCAATAATGACGGTTATTGAACCGCCTGGTGCTTGGCTCATGTCAAGCGAAAAGTTTTTAGTGCCACCTCCAAGAAGATCGTTCTCGGATTTAAGTTCTGCCACTGCATCCTCAAGTTGCTGCACTTGGTAAGTGAGCGCTGCTTCGTCATTACTGGAGTCCCATAAGAACCCAAAGGAACCAGCGAATGCAGCAGGGAGGCCAAGGACCCATGCGATATTGTCCTTCATTTTGTCAAAGAGGCTTAGTGTGTCATCAATTTTCTCTTTGACCTTGCCAGTCATTTTGTCTGTGGCTTGCTCGAGAGTGCTCTGGATATTTAATAAGGCTTCTGTCAGAACTTCTGCGTCTGTTTCTTTATCAGACATTATGCAAAACCTCTTCTTGGGCCTCTTCGTTTAGTAAACTTTGTAAATCATGGACTTGATCGTCAAGGTAGGCCAAGGCGGCGCTTACTTCATTAAGAAGGTGCGCTCTACGTTCTCTGTTCTCGTCGTTCGTTTCCATATACCGAGTTTTCCAGTTACGACTACAAAGGTCATAGAGGGTCTTGGCTACTAAGAAAACCCTCTACCGATGCTGGTCATGTGGATGCTATGTGGGCCACCGCATCCTTAAAAGCCTTAAATACATGGGTGAATGCCCGAACTGTTGTACAGTTGTAGACACAGAGTTCGAACCGACTTCTACTGATTTAAGGGAATTAAACAAAAAAATACAGGAGGAAAGAAAAAATGAAAAAAGACGAAAAAGACGCTGACATAATCAATCTCCCCCTTCAGAGGGCTGAAGAAGAGTCCGAAGAGAGAAAAGGTTTATGGTGGGATGAGGTTGCTGACCTGAATCCAGAGGCAATCATATTTGATGGACCAGTAGAGAAAACCTTGTTCGACAAGTGCATTATTGGTTACGCATCACGACCCGGCTTAGAGCCGGTTCTGGTTTATGATGAAGACAAAATGGTTGAAGTTTTGTTTGATGCTGGAGGGATGACCTACGAAGAAGTCAATGAGTATCTGTCATTCAACACGTGGGGTGCATGGTTAGGGGAAGGGACCCCTATAATCCTCACACGAAGATTCGAAGACATCGACTGATTTGGGCAGGCATTACATAAAGAATGTGAAAAAGGATTCTGAGTTAAGTACAGGATGGTTTTCCGAGGCACACTGCAAGGGTGCAGGTGTGGACATGTTCTTTTTTGATGAGAGACGAGATCGTGAAAGTCGAAACAGAATCAATAACGCTAAACAGATTTGCAAGAAGTGCCCCGTAACTAAAGAATGTCTTGAGTATGCCTTACAGGCACCTATGGAGTTTGGGGTTTGGGGTGGGCTGTCACCTTCAGAGCGTTGGCATATCCGCTTGAGAAGGAAAGCCCCCCTCGGGAGACCGAGGGGGACCTAGATGACCACCTCCCCGTTATTCAGCGGATTACCCCAATAATCGTCACAAGAAATGAAATAGTCAAATGGCAAAAAAAAGAAGCACTGGCCCCAGTAAAAAAGAGTCTAAAGAACATCGGAAGAATGCCAGGAATGTCTTATTTGAGGGCGGCTCGATGGATGGCAAAAAATGGTGGTTTGTTTATCCGTGCCCTAAGAGGGTTTTAATGAATATGGGTAGAGACCCTTATTACCTTCGAGAAGGGAGCATGAACCCTCCTGTTTATGAATATGATTTTGAGAGATATGAAAAGGAAACAAGATTGGAGGGGGAATGGCAGTACTCGGCTTAGTTTCGCCAGGAAGAATGGGGTCGGCCTTAGGTGAGTGTGCCGCCAGCAAAGGTCACGAGGTGATTTGGGCGGGCGAGGGGCGCAGTTCGGCGACCCATGAAAGGGCTCGACGTTTCCGTAATGTTGGCTCATTATCCAATCTGGCAGAAGAAGCACAATATGTTCTATGTGTCGGGACTGGGTGGGGGACTCGAGGGAAGCATTGGACAATGGAAGTCGCTGAAGACATATGTGAGGCAGGGTTCGATGGAATTTATTGCGATGCAAACACTTTGACTGAGAGAGATGGCGAAGTACTTAAAATGTATGTAGAGGGTTTTGGTTTAAGTTATGTAAATGGTGCGCTCATGGGCTCCCCGCCAGTAGACCCCAATCTTTCGTGTCGAGGATACTTAAACGGTGACGACTCAACTACTTTCGCCGCTTTGTTTAATTCACCCGACATCCCCAAGATGATTACGGACGGGGTTATCCAATACCAAGGTAATTTGAGTGACTTCTCTCGTTCTCGAAAAGAGCGTGGTTTACTAGGAAGAGAGGATTTATTTGAGTGGGTTGAAATAGACGGGGACCCAAGTGTTCTTAAATTGGCATATTCGGCTTACACGGCCGCCGCACACGGTACTCTGGTTATGGCTAACAGATTCGCTAGAGAACATGGGGTGGAAGAACATTTGTTTTACGAATTAACACATGGTTTCCCGGTCAACGCTGCCGTCGATGGGTCAAATATGGGGATTTTTGCAGGATGGTAAAGACGCCTATCACGCTCAACCGGCAAGGAAGCGTAGGCTATGACCATGTCTAATATCCCAGCGTTAATAACCTGGGCGGGATTGAGTATGGTAGCGACAATCGGTTCAGTTTTAATAAGCACGTTAAACATAAAAGAAAAAATCGCCACGACCTGTCTCGTCTCTGGTGCGTCAGCCGCAATTCTGTGCGGGTTCACGGTCGGTGTTTCTTGGGGACTCGGCGCCGCTGCTGGTGTGCTGATTGGCATTTCATTACTAACGGGCTACGAGGGCTGATATGGGTTTTCTAGATGGATTAAGATTTACGGGACATAGTCGTGAGGGTTGGGACCAACTCAACGAGAAAGCCTTTTACTATAACGAAAATATGGCACGCCTGAGTCCTTTAGATGGCAACAAACAAAAAGCCTATAAAGACGACTGGGATGTAGATAGAGCAGTTTCAGAAGGCAACGACCGTGTTACATGGGTGTACAAAAGTGTTTATGCTATTGCCTCCAACGCAGCACGTTTGCCGGTAAATGTAAAAGATTCCGAGGGGGAAAATCAAGACAACCCAATACTGCCATTATTAAATCGCAGAGCAAATCCACATCACGATGCTTACAATTTCCGCTTCCAACTCTCATCTCAGATTCTTCTCTCTAAAAGAGGGGCGTTTATAGAGATAGTGAAGGACAGGCTAGATAATGTCGTAGGTTTATATCTACTGCCGCCTAACTGGACTTTCCCAATTCCCGATCCTAAGAAATTTGTTTCTGGGTTTTCCGTTGAAGTGCCTAACACTAAAAAACGCATAGTTAAACCAGAAAATGTCGTATGGGTTCGCATCCCTCACCCAACCGATCCTTACAGGGGACAATCCCCACTTGAGGCTTGTGGTCTAGCAATTGATATTGACTACTACTCACGCATCTATAACCGAAATTTCATGGTTAATGACGGCCGTCCTGGCGGTATTTTGATGGTCCAGGGCGAGTTGGATGACGATTCAGCGGCAGAAATAAGGCGTCGCTTCTTAGGTAACACTGGCTCTGCTCTTGGTGGTGCTGGTCGTATGACAATCATGGAAGCCGAGCAAGCGAAGTGGATTGACACTTCAATGGCTCAACGTGATGCTCAGTACACGGAGACAAAGCAATTGGCCAAAGAAGAAATTCTTATGGCATTTGGCGTTCCTGAATCAGTCATTGGTAACGCAAGCGAACGCACGTTCGCAAATGCTGACACCGAACTCGAGGTGTTCTGGCGTGAAACGATGCTTCCTCACTTGATGCTTGTAGAGCGTGCATTTGATCGCTTGGATGGCTCCGAAGAATTGACTGTCAAGTTTGATTTAACAGACGTGGCCATCTTAGACAGGGATGAAAGAGACAGGGCGGCTTACCATCTTGAAGAATTAAAGTTTGGTGCTATCTCAATAGATGAGTATAGACAAAAGACTGGCAGAGACCCGGTTGGCGCTGACTTGATGTGGATACAAGCCAACTTGATGCCTATAGGGCAAGCAGTCGCTGACGGCGAAACACCTTCACAGGACTTCACGCCTCCCGAGTTGCCCAATCCTGGCGTCTTGACACCCCATGCCCCAATTATCACTCCTGAAGTTGAGCCATCTGAAGTGGTGCCAGAGGCAGCGTCATTGAATGGTTCCGTTGAAGAGAAGTCGGAGGGTAGGGAGTCGGCCCCTTTACAGAAGATCCCTGGGGATTCCAGTGTGGAGATCTCTGGATAGACGCTAAAGAAGCAGATTTAATTCGAAATCGGAGAGACCAGCAAATGGCTCGTCTGTCAGAGTCTGTTACTTTACAGATGGCTACATTTTTTCAACGACAGAAGCGTGTCGTTTTAGAGAAATGGAAATCTAAGAAAATTAGAGAAAAAGTCAATAAAGGGGTTTCTGTTTCCGTTAATGACATTTTTGACACGCCTACGTGGGATAGCCAGTTACTTGCAGACGCTAAAACTTTTTTAATGGCGACCATTATTGATGGCGGTAATGAGGTCGGTCTTTTAGTTGGGAAGCAAATAGAACAAGATGAAGAATTGGTTGCTGCTGCTGTTCTAGCAGGGTTGAGGTATATCCCAGAAGTAAATAGGACAACCAGGAAACTACTTGAGGAAAAAATCACACAAGGGATAATGGAAGGCAAGTCCGTGGATGCGATTGCCAAGGAGATTGATTCAGTCTTTGCAGGTGCCATTAGAAATAGAGCCCGCATCACAGCAACGAACATTGTTGCGTTTGGCGTTAATGAAGGTCAGATTATTTCTGCTGTTAAACAGGGCTGGAGATACAAGGTTTGGCTCTCTCAGCAAGATGAGAAGGTTAGGGCAACACACACCCATGCCGATGGCCAAGCACGCCCGATAGAACAACCATTTCTTGTTGGTGGTTACATGATGATGCACCCTGGAGCCCAAACTGCATCTATCAAAGAGACCGTTAATTGTCGTTGCACTATGCTTTTTACAAATGAGCCCACTGAAGCAGGGTTGTTAGAGTTTGGGATAGATCAGCAGCAATTGGCTGCCGCTAGGGAGAATAGTGTGATTGCAAGACTGTTCCCCACTGGGCAAATAAGTGATTTAGCGATAGGTGCTGTATAGTCCTTCTTTACGCTCACCCACGTAGCCGTCTAGAAGACGTAACCTTGGTTAGAAGTCGTGCCCGAGGAGGCCCCGTGGAATTAGAGTCCAAACAAGCCACCGTAGAAGCCAAAGCGGTGAATGATGCTGAAGGCATTGTTCAAGCAGTGGTTTCTGTAACGAATATTGTAGATAATGTCAAAGATGTTATTGAACCTGGCGCCTATGACAACACGTTACAAAAACGTGTGCCTAAAGGTGTCTGGTCGCATGATACAACCGTGCCTGTCGCTAGGACAGTAGCGGCAGAAGAACTACGCCCTGGAGATGACCGCCTCCCTGAGCATTTAAGGGCTCAAGATGCTGGTGGAGTTCTTGTCAAGATGCAATTCAATTTGAATACAAGTCGTGGGCGTGATGCTTATGAGGACATTAAATTCTTTGGGGGAGAACAAGAGTGGTCGATTGGCTACTCAGTCCCCGAAGGTGGTTCCGAGATGAAAGGCGACACAGGTATTCGTCATATCAAAACACTCGATTGGTATGAATATTCACCCGTGCTTTTCGGGGCGGCTCCTGGTACTAAAACTGTTAGTGTGAAGGAAGACCCAGTAGAGGAAACTACAAATATCGAATTAGAGGACGTAAAGGGCCCAACTCGTAGTCATAAGACAGGAGTTAGGGATGAGGGGTGGTATGACAAGACCGCTTACAAAAACATGCGTTCTCCTGCCGATAAAGCATACTTCTCAAAGATCTTCGCTTTCCATATCGACGGTGAAGACCCAACAATGAAAACAAATTATACGTTTGTTCATCATTTTGTTGGTAGTGATGGGAGACCAGGGCCAGCGGCTCTATCTGCCCTTCAAAATACTTTTGGACTTCTTAACGGTGCCCGAAATGGCACTAAGTTGAGAGGTAGCGACCGAAAGGGTGTCTATAACCATATCGCCCGCCATTACAGGGATGACGGCAGAACGCCGCCAGAACTAAAGGCTGACGAATATATAGATGCAGTAATGGAAATGAAAGAAAGACTTCCTGAATCAATGAATGAAGATATAGATGCTCTTATAGAAAAGGGCGCTGAATTATTTGAAATCAAGTCCAATTTGGAGGACATTATGGCTAACGACGCCGAAATCACAGAAACAACTGACGCTGAGATCGTCGCCGAAGACGCCTCAGTGTCTGTCCAGTCAGTATTAAACGATGCAATCACCGCCTTGAATACTCTTTCAGAACGCCTTGGCGATCTCGAAGAGAAAGCAGGGGATGCTCCTGGCTTCTCAAACACCGAGCCTGAATCGGATGAGAGAGCAGAAGGCGCAGGCGAAGATGCACCAGAGGTTGTAGAAAACCTCTCTCATGGTGGAACCAACACTCCAGCAGAAATGGAAGTTGAAGGAACCCCAGCAGGTAACTCTGACAAACCAGCCAAAAAGCCAGCGGCTAAAAAGCCAGCGGCTGAGGAAGCCCCAGCAGAAGAAGATGCCGAAAAAGCAGACTCTGAAGCAGTAACTGAGGAAACCGTCGAAGATGTTGAAGAGGTTAAAGAAACACCAACAGGTGTCTTAGATAGCCTAGATTTAGCAGAACTTCGCGAATTCCAAGATTTGGTTACATACTCTGATCTAGGCGAATAACGCTACAGATGACGAGGGGTCGCCCAATAGGGTGACTTTATGGGTTAAAATAGGGTTGGTGGAGCGGTAACGCACAGGAGCCCTTATATATGCCCGATTTATATGCGGAAATGAAGGCCCGAGAGGGCCACTCTCAAACGTATCTTTTGGAATCAATTTTAGATTCCATGTCTAAAGATGACAGGGCGTCTGTTGTGGCCGCCTTGGAGGATAAAGATATCCCCCATGTCGCTGTCTCTGACGTTTTAACTGCCAATGGTTATAAATGTTCTGCTGGCGCTGTTAGAAATTATCGTCAAGGGAAGTTAATGCACCAAAAGAAAAGACGTTAAATGGGTGAGGCTTTCAAAGAAGAACTCGCTAAATCTCGTTTAGGTAAAATCGCCGATCTCCTTGAAAGGTCTGGGATAGAGCCCGAGGAAATAGGGACTGTTGAAAAGGTTCGAATTTCCGAGTGGCAGGGTCTGACGAAGAATGAGGAAGGTGAAGCAGAGATCCAT